GTAGTTGAAATTGCTGGGAATAGCATGGTATCTTTTCGAAGAGATGCAATATCCGGCTCAAATTTAAATCCTACATCCCCATTAACGTGGGCAACTGGTGATACATTGGTAATTAAAATTGATTATGAAATCTAAAGGATTATGAATGATAGACGAAACGAAACACGCATTTGGAATTGACATAAGCCAAGCCGGCGAGAAAAAGTAGAAATAAAAATGTATAAAATAAAGAAATTCGACCCATTCAACTTTGATAGAAGCAAATATTATTATGATGAAAAGGCTGCTCTTAGAGCAGTAAACTTTTTTGAGAAGTTACTTCATCATACTAAGGGTGAATACGCTGGTAAGAACTTCAAATTAATGGATTGGCAGAGAGATGAAATAATTCGTCCTCTTTTTGGAATTAAAAGATTTTCGGATAATACAAGGAAATTTCGCCAATGCTACGTTGAGGTTCCGAGAAAGAACGGGAAGTCTACCCTTGCTGCAGGTATAGCACTTTATATGTTAATTGCAGATGGAGAACAGGGAGCAGAGGTTTATTCTGTTGCAGGTGATAGGGACCAGGCTCGGATTGTTTTCAAACAGGCAAGTGAAATGATAGAACTTTCACCGCAGCTTTTGGAGATTACTGAACAATACAAAAATAGTATTCTGGTTCCGGAGACACGGTCGGTATATCGTGTATTATCCGCTGAAGCTTCATCCGCGCATGGTTTGAATGCTTCAGGGGTTGTTTTTGATGAACTGCACGTTCAACCGGACCGTTATCTTTACGATGTAATGAAAACATCACAAGGTTCCAGAAAAGAGCCTGTGTTCTTCATGATTACAACAGCAGGATTTAAGAAAGAAACAATTGCTGGTGAAGTAAGAGAATATGCAGATAAAATCAGGGAAGGTATTCTTGAGGATGATAAATTTCTTCCAGTAATTTATTCTGCAGATGACTTTGATAACCCGGATGAACCAGAAATTGACTGGACAGACCCCCATATTTGGGAAGCTGTTAATCCTGGACTCGGAGAAACAATTCGAAGAGATTATCTGGAAACAGAGGCTAAGAGAGCAGCTGCTTCTCCTGCATACCAAAACACATTCAGACGCTTACATTTGAATCAATGGGTTGGTCAGGAGAGTAGATGGCTTGATATGAGAAAATGGGACAATTGCTATGTTCAGTTTTCAGAGGAACAATTTTATGGGTCACGCTGTTTTGCAGGACTTGATTTATCCTCAACACAGGACCTTACATCTTTAGTTCTTGTTTTCCCTTCAGAACCAGGAGAAGAGGAGAAGTACGCAGTTCTTCCGTATTTTTGGGTTCCAGAGGATTCAGTAATTGAACGTTCACGCTCAGATGGTATACCATATGATGCATGGACTAGAGATGGTTATATTGAAGCAACACCAGGTGAAGCAATTGATTATCATTACGTAGTTCACAAAATTGAGGAACTGGCTGAGAAGTTCGACATACAGCAGATTGCCTTCGACCGTTGGGGTTCTGCTATGATAACGCAGACTCTTATGGACCTTGGCTTTGAAGTTGTTTCAATGGGACAGGGCTACGCATCAATGAGTCCACCAACCTCAGAATTAATGAGATTAGTTCTATCCGGAATGATTCAACACAATGGCAATCCAGTTCTCAGATGGAATGCTGATAATGTTGTTGTTAGAACAGACCCAGCAGGTAACTTAAAACCTGATAAGAAAAAGAGTAAAGAAAAAATAGACGGTATTGTTGCACTAATTATGGCATTAGATAGAGCTATCAGACATCAACAACAGAAACAATCAGTTTATGAGACACGAGGGATAATGAGAGTATGATGGATTTATTTTTAAAATTATTTTATCCAGTACGTAAACGGGTAATTATAAATACAAAATCAGATAAAACTTTCAGAGGTATAATTTGGAAACATAATTCACAGTTTGTTATCCTGAAGAATGTAGAATTACTTCATTCTAGCAAACAGGCTACTCCAGTTGATGGAGAAGTTATTATATACAGGACAGATATTGATTTTATACAGGTGATAGGGTAATAACAAATGACAATAATTCAATCGGAAATGGCACTCTCTGATATGCCGGCTAATTGGTGGCCACATTCTACTGGAGGAGTTACACTCTATGATAATATAGCCAGGGATTATGCTACCCTTTATAAAACGCAGCCGAACGTCAGGGTTTGTGTTGATTTCCTCTCACGAAACGTTGCACAGCTAGGATTACATGTTTTCAGGATTAGCGAAGATGGAAATAGGGAACGTGTTAGAGACCATCCAATTGCTAGAATCCTCGAAAAACCAATGCCTCCTGAATTTAAAATGTCACGATATAGGATGCTCGAAACACTTATGGGTGATTTGGGAGTTTACTCAAATGCATTCTGGAAAAAGGTTATCACTGATGGAAAGGTTACAGCACTACTTCGCTTACCACCACAATCAGTAAGTGTAAAAGGGAATTTATACCCAAGTAGTTACGTTGTAACATTAAAGAATGGAAGTGTATATGAGGTTCCTGGTGATGAAATTGTTCATTTCAGAACATACAATGCTATGGACCCGAAGCAGGGCCTTTCTCCACTAGAGACACTTCGACAGATTCTAGCAGAAGAGGCTGCATCAGCAACATATCGGGAGAATTACTGGAAGAATTCAGCAAGGATGTCCGGTGTTATTAACCGACCATCTAATGCTGTTGCATGGTCAGACGAAGCACGAGAGAGATTCCGCCAGGAGTGGAAGTCACTTTACACTGGACCAGAATCCTCGGGTGCTACAGCTATTCTAGAAGACGGGATGGAATTTGAACCCACAGTCTTCAACGCTAAAGAGTCAGAGTATTTAGAAGGACGCAAACTGACACGAGAAGAGGCTGCTAGGGCATTCCACATTCCACCACCACTAGTTGGTATTCTCGACCACGCTACATACAGCAATATTCGAGAACAGCACAAGCAATTATATCAGGATGTTCTGGGGCCTTGGCTCTCGCTAATCGAGGACGATATTGAGCTCCAATTACTTCCTGATTTTGAAGAGACAAAGAATCTTTATGTTGAGTTCAATCTGAAAGAGAAGTTGAAAGGTGATTTTGAAGAACAAACTAAATCACTACAATCAGCAGTTGGACGGGCATGGCTGACAGTTAACGAAGCACGACAGCTCATGAACTATCCTTTGATTGAAGGAGGAGACGAGATAGTCACTCCACTCAACGTTATAACAGGAGCACAGGCAAATCCACGTGATTCAGCTCCGGATGAACCTTCAGACGAGGGTAACCCAAAATCTAATTCGCAAAGAGGATTAAATAAGCAACAATACGAATCGTATATAGCAGAGAACAAAGATTTATGGGATTCTCTTATTCAACGCTGGCAAAGAATTCTAACCAAGACCTTTATGAGACAGAGGGATTCAATCCTTCCTAAGGTTAAGGCTAGAGCAGCCAGTGAAACGAAGATGTATGATATAAATTCTATTTGGGATGAAGAGAGATGGAATGAGGAGTTAGTTGAGGACACAGAAAGTCTTGCGTATGAGTCAATCTATTTATATGCAGAGGACATGGCTAAAGCATTAGGCTACGAACTCGATGAAGATTCATTACGTTCATTCGCTTCTAATTCATCTAACGTAGTAAGCAGGCAGATAAATTCTGCTACTCGCGAAGATGTAGAAGCAGCACTAGAAGAGGAAGACCCAGCAAGCGCGATTGATAAGTTATTCAAATTTGCTATTGCAGTAAGGGTTGGACAGCTTGCCCATGATTGGTTACATTCTCTTTCGCAGGGAGGTTATTATCTCTCAGGACGAAGCGGAGGAGTAACAAAGAAAACATGGCATGTAACTAGTCGTAATCCAAGAAAATCCCATGCTCAACAAGACGGAGTAACAGTTGATTTTTACGACACATTCCCGAATGGTAACCGATTCCCGGGTGACCCATTCGGCCCGGCAGAAGAAAATGCCAATTGCATGTGTATTTTAGAATATCACACAGTTAGGAGATAATTATAATGGAGAAGAAAAAATTTCATAGTAATTCAAATTTCAAATTATTGGATAAAGAGGGCTCTTTCAAAGCAGTTTTCTCTCGTTTCAATGTGATTGACCTTGATGGCGATGTTACGCTACCAGGAGCATTCAAGGAAGGACAGAAAGTTAAAATTTCTTTCTGGGGACATCGATGGTCCGACCTTCCAGTAGGCCGAGGCACCATTCATTCGGATGATGAGAAAGCTTGGGTTGAGGGGCAGTTCTTCCTTGACACTGATGTTGGTCGAGAAACATATAAGACTGTCAAGAACCTTGGAGAGCTCCAGGAATGGTCTTATGGATTTGATATTAATGAATCAGATATGGGACAGTTTCAGGGAGAGAAAGTTCAATTTCTCAAAGACCTTACAGTTTACGAGGTTGCTCCAGTATTTAGGGGAGCGGGAATTGGAACAGGTACTACAGAGATAAAAGCTCTCAATGAACTTGAAAAACGAATCAGGAAGATTGAGAAACATTATAAACAAGACTATGAGGAAATGGACGATGCAAAACCAGCTCCTCGTGATGGCGAGAACGAGGAAGAATTTATTGCTCGTTGTATTCCGATTGTTTTAGAGGAAGGCACAGCAGAGACTCAAGAACAAGCTGCTGCAATCTGTTATTCCTATTGGGAAGAAAGAAAAAATAAATTAGGTGATTCCTCGAAGGACAATGAGGATGAGGACGAAGGTGAGGCTGGCAACAGTAAACCGAGCGGATTCACTCCTGAAGTCATTCGGGTTTTTACACAACTTGACTTAGATTAATTCACTAAAATATTACTTATAGGAGGTAATACAATATTATGTTGGAAAATAAATTTAATCTGAAATATCGCAAACTCCTAAAGGAAATGCGCGATATTGCAGATACCGCGATGGCGGAAGACCGCGACTTTACTGAAGCCGAGAAAACCCGCCTCAATAACATGTCAGAAGAAGCAAAGAAATTAAAAGCTTCTGCTGAAACTGTTAATCAGCTATTTTCTCTTGATGAAGAGATTTCCATGGACGAACCTCGTTCAGGAAAGAAAGAATTCAAGGGGGATGTTGGTCGACAGTTGACTGAAAGCGAACAGTATAAACGCTGGTTCAATAGTATTGCGATGAACGGCCGTATTCCGGATTCCTACAAAGGGATTCGCTCACCATCCTTTGAAGTTGATAGCTTCAAGGTATTGAATAAGGCTCCACTTCAAGGTGGCGCTGAAGCATACGGTGGAGCATTCGTGACACCAGATGACACTGGGATTTATGAGCCTTTGGGCCGCTATCCTACTGTTGTTCAGAATCTAATTTCCATCCGCCAGACAGACAGTGACACGGTTGAATTCGTTCGCCAGCTCACTCAATTAGATGCTGCTGCTAACGTTGCAGAATCACAAACCACAGATGGTCCTACTGCTAACATTACAACCGGTGAGCTCGAATATCCTACTAACGGTGGGTATAAGCCACTTGGTGATTTCACCTTTGAACGGGTGAGCCAGACAGTGAAGACGATGGCTGTTGCTGTAGGCGCAACCAAACGTTCACTCTCTGATGCTGCTCAGCTCAGGGGAATTATCAATCAGGAATTACGCGAGGACCTCGCTGACCATTTGGAGAG